GCACGTCAGCATAAGTACACTTGCCTTCAAGTATAAGGTTTACATAAAACAATGCTAAATTTTTAAACTTCATATTTTTTTCCTTTCTTTCTGAAAAACAAATAATATAACCTAATAATATGTATAGCTTTGTACATAGCCATATCATTGTTATTTACCACTCTCTTCATCATCGCCAAATTGAGAAGCAAGCATGTCCATCATTGCCTTCTCAAGCGTAGTTATCCTGCTACTGTTTTTAGCGGTTTCACTGATAGGATTATCTTCAGCAATTATAGAATGTTCTTTCTTACTGACATCTACACTTACTAAAGTTTTCCCATTCTCCACGTCAAACTCAGCTATTTTCATATTCTCAATATCTAACGGAAGCGTAGTTGAGAATACAATTTCTCCGTTATTTCCATTGTAAAATACTGTATATTTCATTTATACCTCCTTATGTAGCATAATTTCCGGCCCACTGGTGGCTAAAGCCTTCTGTTATTAAAAAATTCAGTGACAAATTAAAAGCGAATGAACCTCTGTATCTCAGCTTAAAATCATTAAATCCACTTCCTTGTCTTTCCAATGTTCCATAAAACATAGCTGCTCCCACTTTTATTGTGAAGTTGGCTCCACCATCCCAATTTGTCACAGCTAAAACACAAGGGCAAGCACCTCCATTTGAATCCTTATAATATCCATCCAGTGTACTGCCCCAAACTATAACTTTCATAAATAGCCCATTATATTGCAGGAACTTATTTGGGATATGAATCTCCTTCTCTACAGTATTCACCTGCAAATTTAGAGTTGCATCTGACAACCATGTAGGACTTATCAAGTCAATATAATCTCTTGTTCCTGTTACGCCATTAATGTTTATATTCTTTACTAAATTCTGAGGATAAAAATTTGGACTTGCTAGAAAAACATAGCTCGCATCTTGTATAAAGTGTTTGTCCGGTATTCTTACTACAATGCCTCTGCCTCTATTTGCACCAGAAGAGTCATCCCACACAAATCCCTCATTATTTAAAGCCGTAATCACACCACCTGTAGTGCAAATCCACTTAGGGATTGCACCCGGTACGCCTGCTACATCATATCCTTGTAACATCTTAGATGCGTCAATTCCAAATAAATTCTTTAGTTGTTCATATGTCACATACACAAACGCTTCATGTATATGGCCTTGACCATCATTAAAAGGTTCGCGGTGATACCACCCATTTTTGAAAAGCACCCAGATTCGATTTGCCCAATCTTCTCTACCTTGCAAGTAGCTTACAGCCCCTCCATATCCTCTATCGGCTATTTGTCCTTGTACTGCCACTCCATTTTTGCTCGTAAAAGTGTTGCCTGCCACCACTTTGTCCGCAGTGGCGTTGCCTAACTTATCTGCATCTATACAGACATGAGGATGCCCGTCTGGGCGATTGTAAAACGCATCTCCGTGTGGGAAATCTACATAAAACACAGGGTTAGTCGCATCGCTCCAGTTATCTATGCCACAATTCACAGATTTGTTTATCCTGTAATTGTTCGCACTCGTATCTACTGATTTTATTGTGCCTTCAGCTACCTCATCATCGCTATCTGAAGTAATGGTCCTATATCCTTGCAGGACCTGTGCCTTAGAGGCTGTCACATCACTTGATGTTACTCCCCCGGAACCACCCTTCATTAATATTGCTTTTGCCACGAACTACCTCCCTTTCACTCCAAGCAGTACATCTACCTCCGGTCTTTTTCTGTAACAAGAAACTATCATATATCCATCATAGGTATCTATTCGGTCTATGCAGTCATACGACTTCCACAGCCTTTTAATAGTATTTGCATCAGTTGTTCCGTTATTAATTAAGTGACTCACTATCGGAGTATCAGTTGACTTCATCCCGGGCATTTCAATTCTCAGAGTATATGGTGCTGTTTGTGTGAATGCATTTGCCCTCATCCATACTTCTGTAGTCTTACTTAACATGTTGACCACGAATTTAAGGCCTGCCACTAAAGCACTTAATGTGCTCTTAATTGTTCGCTTTGAACCTATTTCAGTTATATCTGTTATAGAAACATTTTCAAGCCAGGCATCAGGCAACTTTGCTTCTGCTACCAATCCACTATCTTTATCTATAAGTCCTTCCATCTGAGCCACTGTTGCATATACTCCTTCAGGCACTGTATAGCTAAAGTGGATCTCTTTAGCTCTTGATACCTTCAGGTATATCTCAAGAAGTATTGATGCCGGAGAACTTTCTTTACTAGGAATAAAATCTGCATTTATTGCAGTAGCTATTGCGATCAGCTTTTCTGATCCATCAACCTCTGCATATATCCCATACTCAGTGATATCATATCCAACTGTAATTTCATCATTTGTTATTAAGGCTTGTATCTTTATTGTGACATCATCTACCAACTTTATATTTTTTACATGAAAACTGTTTTTCAGGTCTTTAAGTCCTGTTGCATTCTCCAAATTTTCACCGCCTGTATAAACTCCATTTCCTGACTTTATACTACTAATTTTTAGTTCTTGCTTATTTGCCAATGCAGTATTTATCACTCTTATACCTGTGTTCGTCACTACCGTACTTCTAAAACTTGCCATTTATCCTCCTCATTTGATTACAGTTTTCATTGATTGAACTATACTTGCTCCTACATACAAATCCACATCGATTTTGCAACTTTGCTCAACACTTATCAGAGAGGAGCTTATATTCTTAACTTTAGATATAATATTTTGAAACTGTTTAAGCGAAGAATCATTTAATTTAGCAGAAGTTAATATTTTAAAAGTTCCGGGTGCTCCCCCGAAATTAAACCATTCCACTATTTCTCCCTCTCCAAGTACAGCATCTATAAGCTCATTTACCGCCCCTGTAGTTCCTGCTCTCTGGTGCCAGATTAATGAATTTTTTATCAACTTCCTTTTAGTATCAATCGGCAGACTCTCCACATAGTATTGAGTTCGACATTCCAAAGCCATTAAATCAAGCAATTCCTCATCCATACAATCAATATCTGCATATAGTACTGTCTGCACAGATGTATCTATCATTTTTTTCATTGCTTTCTTATATGCATAGCTTATAGAAGCTATGTCAGGATCTGAGGATAATATATAAGGCAATACCGATGCAGGTTCCGCATCCTTATATTTAATCATTTTCAAGTCCTCCATATGTCACCGACTGAGCTTCCAAGCTTGCGACAGAATCCTCATCAACAATTGTAAAAACAGGCGAAGTTATATCTACCCTTTTTGCCCCTGCGTTTAAAATTTTCTGCCTTAAAACATCCGGGTTTATATCTCTGCCGATTTCACTTTTCTGCCAATTGATATAATCATTTATTGCGGAAAGCACTTTTAACTGTATGCTTTCCGCTCTACTCTGATCACTTGAATTAACATAGTAAGTAATATTGATAGCGTATGTTTTCTTAACTGGAGCAAGAACCTCTATGTTGTCCGTAAGTGGCCTAATACTTGGACTTGATAGATATTCTTTTAATCTATTTATTGACTCACTTTCCGGTATAACACCATTTCCAAGTAAATATCGCACCCTTACCACACTTGGGCTTGGACTTGAGATTCTTACACTGCTCACATCTGAATAAAATTGTCTTACAAAGTACTCATATGAATCTGCAGAACCTGCCGACGAATATGCGGCAGGAGCAATATATATCCTTTGTCTTAACGAATCATCTGACTCTATGTCTGCTCCACCTTCAGGCTTAGTAATATTCTTTACTTCATCAATGAAAGCTATAATATCTACTATTGTGTTAAGGTCACCAATATCATAGTTATTTGTCTCCTGTCCGACAGTTGTACAGGTCGCAGGCACATCCACGCTTAGTTTTCCTGCAGGTATCTCCGCATATTCATCAGTTGCAAAATACACGCTATCACCTGCTGTCACTCTTGTTCCCTTTGGTATACCGGTTGCAGATGCCCTCTTAGAATTCATCGAGAACCTTATTGTCGTTGTTGCACCTGTTGCAGTTTTTCTATGTATGTGTTTTAGAGCTCCAAGATTTTCAAGATACTTTCCACGGCTATATTTAAGCAGTCCCATCTTTCCTGCATCATCCATACACATATATCCCTGATATATGAAGTAAGCACCTGCAAGAAGCATTATTCTTCTATCATCAGCCTTACCAAGAACAATATCCTTACTTGTAAGCTCTTTGTACTTTTCTTTAAACCACACAAGCATATCATCTGCGAGCTGTTCCATTGTATAGTTCTTAATAAAAGATATTTCAGGATAGTCTTTTATACTCTTCAGATTACCATTCTCCACTGTCACCACTCCTCTCAAGGTATACTTTTATCTTTGTATCTCCATCCTGTGTATGCTTAAAATCTACACTGCTTACAGATACTCTCGACTCGAACATCTCAACCTTTTCCACAATATCTGTTGCAATATCATTTTCAAGATCTACAGGAATTTTAGAAACATTATCAATTGACAGTCCTAGGCTTCTAATCAGTGGCACGGTGCCTTCAGACAGTCTGAAGATATTATTCAAATTTCTAAGAATATCTTTGATTTCAGATTTGTCTACCTCATCCAAAAATTCGAACTGAAATTCATTCATATAATTTACCTACCTGTATTCCGTCATTGTAATATCAAATTGAGCACTTAGTAGTTCTCCTTTTTTCAACACAACTCCAAAGCTCTCCGACACCGCTGTAATCATTGCCTTAGAACATATGTTTCGCCTTCCAATAACAAGTGGAGCTATTACTCCCGCTGCCATATAGTTTATAAGCTTTCTTTCGAGCTTCTTAGGTGACATTCCTCTTGTAGCAATAACTTTTATCGTAAATGTTATTGCTTGAAGATTACTCCCCAGTAGCTCCACCAAAGGCTTGCCACCAATTATCTGATGTAGTGTAGTTCTGACTCCGAAATCCCTTTTAAAACCATTAAATGTGAGAATTCTTTTATCACTGGTTTCAAATTTAAGATAAGGTCCCCAGTTTCCAATCTTTGCCATTTGTCCTCCTACTTAGCAATGATTTCTGCTAAAGTTATGCTTCCTGTTGAGTCGGTAAAACTCATAGCACCATCGCTCACATTGATTGTCGCATTTGGATCATCACCTGCATAGAATTTTCCAAGAACTACTGCCATGGAATTGTCATTGCTCATGTGGACAACCACTACAGCATCATCCTTTTCGAATGTCTGTTTTATCCCTGCAAAAGCCAATACCGGAAGCTCTGTGGTTGTTTTTCCTGTGTCAGGATAGGTGACAGATACTCCACCGGTTCCTATGCTACTTACAAATCCTATTCTTATCATTATCCGCCTCCTATAATCGTTCAAATATTTTATAGGCACTGACCTGCATCTTATGACCTGAGCCTCCTGACAGCTCATGGCTGACCTTAGTTACATAGTACTTACCGTCAATCCTTCCCATGCCTTTTACCTCTATGTTGCATGAAGCCACAATATTGGCATCTCCTAATGCTGTAAATTCTAAAGTTATAGCTTTTTCATTTTCAGAGTTAACCTTTGCCTTTGCAATTCTTTCAGCCTCTTCCTTACTATCTGCCTTTTCATTTAAGACAAGCATTCGTGGCTCTTCTCCTACCGTCACGGATATGACCTTAGTCTTTTTCTTCTCATCCGTTTCATTTTTATCTACCTGTGTATAGGATATCTTTGCCCCTGTGTAAGTGCCTACAAGCGTAGAGTTCCACGACCACTCCTCAAAATCCGATTCTGAA